CTGGCGTCCTTCCATGAGGATCGCTTTACGATTGTTTAGAATGTGAAGAACTTTTTCCTTCTGACAATCATACAACTTAAATAGCTGTAGACCGTGGTCAAGAGTAACAATCTGACAATAGTTCTCAATGAAATAAATTGGATCTTCCTGGCACTTTTCAATTTCTGCCAGTTGTTCTAAAGTAAAATTATGTTTATGACCAAGCGGCTTTAAGTTAATATTACCGTGATACGAGGATTCCTCACTCATGATCTATGACTTTTGCTTTCTCTGCTTTCAATGCTTTAAGTAAATCCGATGTAGAACCAGAAAAGATGATATTGTTTTGTGTATCAATATTCTGTTTCTTGGGCTCTTCTTCACGCAATTTCTTTTTTGCATTTTGAAGGGCTAATAAATCTTTAGCGGCATCGCCTTTGATCTTTAGTAGCTGACCTACAACTTCATATGCACGAGGACTATCACTGGCGAGAGCAACGTTCAACATGCCCTGTAATGCCTGATCGGTTTGCTCTAGCGTAGAATTCAATTTGATTCTAGCCAAATTGTAATCGTCTTCAATATCGTCACCAGTAGATACGATTACTGGCACGGGTGGCTCTTCTACCACTGCTGGTAATTTTTCTTCTTTAGAACTTAGGACTTCGTCCATATGTGTGCCAAAAATGGCATCTAATTTGTCGTATTGATTAGTCGAAGATTTCATCAAATTGCTCCACGTAATTCCAATCATCAAGATAAGACGCATCTTCCGGGGTATATGTTGCTTGATATCGAATCTTTTCCTGCGTGTCAGGTGATGGTTCGAGTTTAGCATATGTATTTGCAATGGCAGTTTTAATAAAGCCTTGCTGATCAACTGGCCCATAAAAATTAAGACCAAGTGTGAAGTTCATGTTCCAGACAATAGATTGTCTTTGGGTGAACTCACCCTCATAGTTATCTTCATATGAGATATTATCTAGTATAATTTGTAAGTCCCTCTTGATACCCATCTCAGGTATATCTGTAATTGTTACACAGAAATCAGGATTAAAGAATGGTAAAATTTGTTCGATGATTTGTAGGCCATCGTCCTGGTTCTTTGTCATAATAAACAGAGAAATGCCTAGAGAATACGGAGTGCTAACATATTGCGTTCTTACTTTATTAGCATCATCTCCAACTCCTACGGCAGTATTCTTTTGTAGTATGGATAATTTTTGATGAGGATTATATTCTAGATTAGTAATCTCAAAACCAATTCTAGGTAATGTCATAGCAGTAGAAGCTGGATCAATACCAGGTACCGCTGCAATTCTAGCTAAGAACTTTTGCTTAGGACCATATGCAAGCGGAACTCTAATAGATTGAGCAACTTCACCCGCAGAGTTTTTACGTTGAATAGTAAGTTGATTGAATATAGTTCCGAAAGCAATGATAGCTTTTCGAATGTGTTGGTGATAAAAGTGTTGTTTCAAAAACATTATACAGCCCTAACCTGAACTTCACCGAATGGATTGAATGCAGAGAAGTCTACAAATTCTGCCGCTTGTCTTTCAAAATCATCGGTCTGATCTAGAGGATCAACATTTGTAGTTGCACTTTCTTGAAGGATAATATTAGCTCCGGTGTGGTCTAACACATAATCTCCACTTTCCATAATAAGTTGCCAACCAAAAGTATCTTGAGTTTTACCAGCAATGATACTATCAATCTCTTGAATACCAGTATTAATGTTTTCAGAACTAAATTCAAATACTTGACAAGACATTCTATATGTATAAATCTTACCGAGTTGATAAAATGGATTTAGAAAATCGACATAATCGATTTGAAAGAAAGTCTTGGTCTTAGGAAAGAATAGCAAATCGCCTTCTGCAGGACGTTCTGGTAACTGGAGATTGTCAGCGTTTCTACCCACAGATTCTTCCCAGCGGCGTCTTGCTACAACGAAAGTAGCATTAGAGCGAAACTCAAAGCCAAACTTAGTCAGTAATTCGCCTTGACCTTCGAAGCCTTCTGTATTCTCTAGATACATTTCTAGAGGATATGCTTGTGCGAAGAATGATAACGGATCTTCACCTAGAATAGGATCTTTATTAGCTATCGTTCTTGGCAGATAGTAAACATCATGTCCATATATCTTCATGCTTTCGATAATCAGGTCCTCCAACAAACGTTGTTCGTTTGTTGTGCCAGATGTATTTCCTGATTGAAAGTAGAAGTTAGTGGGCATGATCTTATCCCACCATGAAATCTACAGGAAGTTCCGAACTCATTTGCATGTCTGCACGGATCATTCTGATTTCTTCTACTGCTTCATCATAGACTTGTTGGCCGTTCATAACAATACCGCCTGGTAGTTGCATGCCACCAAACTTCTTCATATTATCACCCCACTGCTTTTTGATTAGTGCGGTTGCATATTCTTTTAAGAAGCGGTCATCATAGACTTTAGAGTAAACGGTAGGATCAACAATACGATAGCATTCTACAATGATGTAGTCACCGGGATCAAAAACATCTTCCCAGTTACAATGAATTTCTAGCTTATCAGTCTTACGATTGTATGCAAATGATCTATCGCCTACGAGAAGCATATCTAGCATATCTAGATATTGTTTCATTTGTGTATAATAAATCATATCCGCAGACAGAAGATTATACATATCATTCATGCGGAATTGATAGATAACATCAAACATATTGTTTGCGTTATTCATACCAGAACTAGGACCATTAACTGGCAATACTCTGATAACACCAATTACTGCATCAGGAATAGAGACATATCCGTTTTGAATATCACCCGGTGTATAAAAATCAGAAGATGCTAATGATCTACTGAATCCCGATTTTTCGCCGGTCATTATCTCACTGGCAACAAAAGTTCCAGATACTTTGCTTACCGATAGAGTTGTTCCTGTGATATCAACAACTTTACATTTTGCGCCTGATGTTGCACCAACAATGTTTTCTCCAATCTCAAAAGATGGAGCAGAAAGTCCAGAAACCTTTAGTGTAGCACCAGTTACTTTATGATGTAGATAGATTCTTTCTACGCCATCAAAATGAAACTCTTGGAAATATTGTAAGGCATCATCGATACGATCCTGAACTTGATCATCATCGACATTGATTTCAATTACTGGAAATCCAAGTCTACGAAGACAGTAATCGATTAGCCCTTGTCTTGATGAAACCGTCATTTTTTATCCTTATCCTGCTGCCTCAGTTACTAACCCAAAATCATAGGAAGTAACTGCAATGTCTGTCAAGTATCCGAAGTCTTGTGGAATAGAAGCCGATGTTTGACTAATAAATTCCACTACCAAACCAGAACTATCTTTAGAGAAAATCTTTTTATCTGCTAAGTTAATTGCCAGCTCCCCTATCGCCAAATCAGCTGGCGATGGAATGGCGTTTGGAGTCTCACTTCTTTTTACTTGAACGATGGTCGACATTAGTTTAGAAGATTCCCTGATGCATCATAGATTGCAACGCGAGAGATAGAATACCACTGTGTTGACGATGATGCCATTAATTCTATTGAACCATTTGCTGCGATAAGAATTGCAGCGTTCGCGGCTAATGCGTCGATTGTTCCGCCAGAAGCTGGATAAATCGAAAGAGCGTTTGCACCCTTGTTAACGATAATTATTCTACGACCAGCAGTGGCTGCAGGAAGAACAACACCAGAGCTGGCCGCAACTGTAGTGACCACATTGTAGTCTACGGTTAATGCAGTACCAGTTCCCTGTGTAGTGCCAGCTGCCGAAACTGCGTTATTATTGTTTACAGTTGCGCCATTCAGTGCAGGGGTAGTTAAAGTTTTATTTGTAAGCGTATCAGTTGTCGTTCTACCGACTAACGTATCTGTCGCTGCTGGTAATGTTAATGTGCCGGATGCGGCCGATGCGGCTTGAACGGTAGTCGTGCCACTTGAACTGCCAGATAATATGGCAGTGGGCGTAATAATCCCATTCTTTACCTTAAATTCGTTTGCCATTTCGTTTCCCTATCCACGAATAAGAGGGGGAGGATTTCCTCCCCCTATCTCAAAATTAGATTGCAATCACTGTCTTTGTGATATTGATTGTAGCCGAAGTGGCTGAACCCATTGTCACTAATAGACGAACGTTACCAGTGCTGATATCGCTTGTAAATGTTGCAAGTGCGCCGTTTGTTTCAAGTGCGCCGTATTCAGTCATAGATGTTGTTGTGCCGTTATGGATCACAAGAATTTCAGAGAACTGATAGTTAGATCCCTGTGTGACTTGAACAAGATACTTAACAGAACGATATGAAGTGGCAGAAAATGTATCAACTGCGGTTGCAGATGTAGTTGCAACTGTAGCCTGAACTACGTCTTGAACTGCAACAGTTGTACCACCAGAAGTCTGGCGAGTAATAGAACTCTTGATAGTTGGAGCAGTGCCGAATACTAGAGCGCCAGACCCAGTTTCATCTGAGATAACGCCAGCTAGTTCCGACGAAGATGTAGCAGCAAAGTCACTTAGCTTATTGCTTGTTGTTGCAAGAGTGCCTGACGATGGAACAGTAACAGATGAGCCGCCTGCTTGGGCAGTAAATGTTACGTTGCCTGTGTTGACGGTGATTGTTCTACCACCATTGTTGACACCTGTACCACCATAAGTTGAGCCGATGACAGTAGCCTGCCAGGTACCAGTGCTTAGTGTGCCAACGCTAGTGAGCGATGAGCCAGTAACACCTGAACCAAGGGTAGAACCAGACAGAACATCTGTACCATTGATCTTATATGTTTTACCCGATGCCAGATTGAATGTTTCGGTTGAAGTCCAGCCGTTAGTAGCACCCCAGGTAATTGTTTTATCTGTGGTACCCTTAAGGACAATACCACCACCAGCGGCTGTGATATCAGTAGGAGAAGCAACAGCACCAAGTTCCAGCGAAATGTCATCAACTGTAATAGTTGTTGAGTTAACTGTTGTGGTAGTACCATTTACAACAAGGTTACCAGTAACAGTAAGATCATTATTAACAGTTGTAGTACCAGTTGATGCACCGATAGATAGCGATGTAGCTGCACCGAATGCGTTGATCGTAGTTGCCGTTGTATTAAATACTGCAAAAGTTGTCGATCCGGTTGTTACCGATGTAGTGAATGATGGCGATGTGCCAAAAACAACTAGACCAGATCCCGTCTCATCTGTCAGTGCAGAGAGAAGATTTGCAGAAGATGGTGTTGCAAGAAAAGTGGAAACGCCAGTGCCAAGACCAGAAACACCGGTCGAGATTGGAAGACCAGTAGCATTGGTTAATGTAACCGATGACGGTGTGCCAAGCGCTGGAGTTACAAGCGTAGGACTATTTGCAAACACTAGCGAACCTGTACCAGTTTCATCGGTAACTGCCGCAAGAAGGTTTGCCGAAGATGGAGTAGCTAAGAAAGTTGCTACGCCTGTACCGAGTCCAGAAACACCAGTCGAGATTGGTAGACCCGTGCAGCTTGTTAGCGTACCAGAAGATGGTGTGCCAAGTGCGGGGGTTGTAAGTGTCGGACTTGTTAATGTCTTATTGGTTAAAGTCTGTGTAGCAGACAGTGTAACCACAACAGCAGTATCGACGGCCGCCGATTGCAGCACACCGCTGTTGTTGAATACATCAACTGTCCCAATTCTCAGACCGTCTTTAATTTTAAATGCCATTGTTTTTACCCTTTATCTTTTTTATTATTTATGTTTTAGATGACTCTTCTAAACTTAAAAACATAGTTTGCCGCAGAAGCATTGTCAGAATTTGAATAAATCTGTAGCTTCAATACGGTATTTGATCTATAAGTTCTTAAATATACTCCGGCATCACTAGAGCCACCCGCTCTATGTAATTGAATTTCATCTGAGGGTAATTCCATAGACGAATTGGTAGAGCCAGAAAACCAGCTCATTGTACCAGAATAGTATTCATTGGTGTTAAATCCACCAGAGCCAGCATCATTCGCATATAGCTGAATGATATAAGTTCCTGTTGGGAGATCCGTTCCTTGAATTCCAACATCTTGCCAGTCAGTAGTTAGCGTTAAACTTTTTGTTACTTGTGATATCTGGTCAATTTCAGTACCAGATGATGGAGATAATCCACTATGAGTAAGTTTATTGTTAACTGTGGTTGTGCCAGTTGATGCGCCGATAGACAATGCTGTTGCTGCACCGAAGGCATTTATGGTTGTGGCAGTAGTGTTAAGAAGGTTAAAAGATGAACTTCCCGTTGTTATCGATGTAGTTACAACTGGGCTAGTTAGTGTCTTATTTGTAAGCGTTTCTGATCCGGTGAGAGAAACAAAATCATCACCTGATAGCGCCGCATTAAACTCTGCAAGTGTGCCGGTTAGTGTATTATCTGATAGATCGAATGTCTTATTAGCAAGAGTATTCGTTGATCCAGCAGTAACGGCAACAGTATTAGAAAGATCAGCAAGGGCAACTTCATACCCGCCAGCGGTAACACCATCGTGAACAACGAGCGTATTTTTAGATGTATTGACGGTGATTTCGGCGATAGCACCAGTAAATGCACTATGCTCCGAAGTCGTTCCTCGTCTAAATTGAACTCTTGTTGCCATCTAGGTGTCCTATTTAATTGCTAAAGTCATTCGATGGCGTTTCTTCCGATGCCTGTTCGATAACTTTTTTCAATTCAACAATTTCTTCGTTTGCCAAAGTTAATTGTGTAGAAAGCATAACATTATCTAATGTAAGTGCTTTTAGTTTTTCAGCAAGATTATTAATATATTGATTGATTAACTTTGTCTGATCCATAATATTCCCCAAAAGTCGGGAGGGAATTTCTTCCCTCCCTATTATTTATTAGTATGTTCCACCATCAATATTGCCAAACGAAGGTGTTCCACCTGAACCACCAGAAAGTAGGACTTGGCCTGCAGTACCAACCGAGGTTGCTTGTAGTGCGCTAGTTCCGTTGCCGTATAGAATACCCTTGGCAGTAAATGTACCTGCGCCAGTACCACCGTCTGCTACCGCGATTGCAGCCGATAGACCTGAAACTGTACCGCCTGACAGAGAACCTTCTAGATTAGCAACAAGAGTAGCTACAGTATAGCCTGTGCCGGCAGTGTTAACTGTAGTTGTTGGTGCAGTTTGTAGATCCTTGAAGAGCTTCCATTTGCCGTCAGATGCGTCACGGAAGATACCGGAATACTTGTCACCACTATTGTCATACATACCGAACAGACCAAGGTCGACGGCATCTGTTGTGTTATTATCGTTACCAACAAATACTAGAGGGTCAGTAACACTTAGAGTTGTCGAGTTAACAGTAGTTGTTGTACCAGAAACAGTTAGGTTACCAGCAACAGTAACGTTCGCACCATCAAGGGTAAGTGCAGTTGTACCTGTGCTGTTCTTGATAGTGTTTGTTGATACGCTACCGAATGTTACATCCGAACTTGTGCCAACGTCCTGACCGATATCAACAGAAATTGCACCACTTAGACCTACCGAAGTGCTTACGCCTGTTCCACCATTTACCGAGAGAGTGTCGGTAAGAAGATCAAGTGTATCTGTTCCAGTGTCGGCCGCAATATCTAGAGAAGTTGCGATTGAGGCTGTGCCAGCCGCAGTAATACGACCCTGTGCGTCAACCGTAAAAGTTGCAACGTTGCTGCTATCACCATACGAGCCGGCGGTTACTGCCGTATCATCCAGATCAAAGGTTCCGTTTGAGTATGAAAGACCTGTTCCACCAACGAGATAGTTATCTACCGCAGATTCGACGCGGCTAGTTGTGAAGTAAAGATTGTTCAATCCTTCGTTTAGATCGTCTGTGTCGAAATCAGCAAGAGAAACAGCGGCGGCGCTATAAGAGATTTCACCGGTAGAAGAGTTGTATGAAAGATCCCCGGATACGCTGATTGCGCTTCTTGCTCGGGCATCAGTGAAGTAAAGATTTGTCGATCCTTCATCTAGGGCATCCGTATCGTGGTTCGAAAGAGACGAAACTGTACCAGTTACGTCACCCGTAAGATCGGCAGTAATTGTGCCAGCAGAGAAGTTGCCAGATGAGTCGCGCTTTACAATAGTCGATGCAGTATTTGCGTTTGTAGCAGCATCAACCGCGGCAGTATATTTCTTACCACCGATAGCGTCAATAACCGCACCACCAACTGAGTTTACAGATTCGATATACAGAACACCAGACGAACCATTGTTGGCTGCGTCTTCTGCATATGCCATTTCACCTTCTAAGAGATCGGAAGTTGACGGCGCAGTAGAGCCAGAGCTTCTTTTAATTTGAATAATTGTTGACATTCCCGTTTCCTTTTTCTAGTTATCTTTGTAACTTAATATGTTCCACCGTCTATAGCACTTGGAATTACGCCAGTAGATGCATTCACTGCTTCCCATTTTCTAGTTTCGATATTATAAATTAGCGTATAACCATCTTGAACGCCCTGCACATCGGTATCTGCTAGACCATCCAATTTTACGGCGGCTTTTTTACTTGCAATATTGGTATTTATAGAATTCGGCTGGTTGACTGTAGCTGAAATAGGTTTCGAGAGAGGAACAGAAACTTTTACACTCATCTTGTAACTCCTGGATTTACTACAACGATGCCTTCTATGACGCGAATTGTTTCAATATCACTTGAAATTTCCACGTCATATACATATCTACCGGGTTTAAGATTATTAGTTTGATCCGAAGATAGAGATATAGTAATCTCGCCCTCTAACGGCAAAGAGATATCTGCTATAAAATCTACTGCGGAAGTGGAATAATATGACTTTCTAAGTTGCCCGGCAACTGTATATTCGGTCAAATCTTTGATATCCCCGTATTGATCCGTAACATTCAACGATAGCGTGAACGTTGATCCCTGGTCGATATAAATATTCTGAACAGTTGCCATGAAGTAACCTCTAAAGACTTTACTCTATTTATAAAATGGAAACATTATGAAAACGATCTTGATGCTGAAATACGGCACAAAATATTCTAAGGAAGATGTTGATCGTATTATTACTGCAACCGATGGTAAGTATAACTATGTGTGTATTACCGATGATACCAATCTTGATCCTAGAGTAAAAGTAATTCCTCTTCCAGAAGATGTAGATGGCACATTCATCAAAGTATGGATGTATGGATTAGAGGGTCTTGGCGATGTTCTTTACTTTGATCTTGATATAAGAATACAAAAAGATATCGATCATTTGTGGAATTATATTGACGAATGCCCTACAATATGCTATACATATTGGAAAGATATAGGTTGGGTAGATAAAACGGCTCGGTCTTATAGTGAACAATATTTGAGTAACTATAACTCCAGCGCCGTTCTATGGCGATCTGGTAGTCCAAAAGCTAAAGCGATATGGGAACATTTCGAAAAAGATATGGACTATTACATGATCAAGTATTGGGGTGACGATAGATTTCTATGGCATGAAAAGTTCGACTTCAAGTGGTTTCCTAAGGGAGAGTTTTACTCGTTTCTATATGGAGCAGATTATTATGATCCAGAAAAAAGAATTGTGGATCGTTATCGACCAGAATACACCGTGTGCCTACTAAATGGCTTAGATTATTATCCAGGATACGACAAGAAATATGATGAACTTTCTAACAATAAAATGGGGTAAAAAGTATTCTGGGCATTACGTCAGCCATATGTATAATATGGTCAAGAAGAACTACACCAAAGATTTTAGATTCATTTGTTACACCGATGATCCAGAAGATATTGACGAGAATGTAGAGATTGTTCCCATTCCAGATGATGATCTTTTGCACCCAAAATATTGGTTTGGCAAAGAAGACTTCTGCTTTGACCGCGCTAAGTTCTTGGTGTTTAACTCCGAAGAATGGCTAGACTGCGAACCAGAAGATAAGTTTTGTTATTTCGATTTAGATGTTGTCATTCAAGATAATATCGATGAAGTTGACTTTCTGGCCGAAAAGCCTAGAATACTCCATTCTCTCTGGCAACCAGAAGGCCAGATAGACGATAGATTCTTCATCGAAACTAGAGGCACATATTTCAATTCAAGTATGATGCTCTGGTCATATGGGCAATGCCGTCATATATATTATGACGTTTTCGAAGAGGGCGATATTGTCTTTAAGACTTTCTTCAAGGGAAGTGATAACTATCACTACTGGCGCCAAAGAAACTTCTGGACAAATATTCCTTATGACTGGGCATATTCATGGAACAGAGGACGATATCATCCAGAAGATGTAGAGCGTTTCAAGTTTAGAGAAGATGCGAAAATCTGTCTGTTTAATACGGACAATGTTCCTCATCCATCGGCAAAGCAACACATAGAACTTAGCGAATGTAGTGACAGAAGAATAATTGATTTATGGACAAAATAAGAGTTAACTATATCTGTTGTAAATGGGGCACCAAGTATGATGCCGAATTTGTCAATCGACTTTATCGAATGGCAAAGAAGCATACGCCAGATAATTTTGAGTTTCACTTCTATTGCTATACCGATAATAGTGAAGGTTTTGAAAATGAAATCCAGGTCATCGACTTTCCAGATATCCCCAATATCCACCCGAAATACTGGTTCGGTTCAGAAGATTTCAAATACGGCATGGCGCGTTGCTGGGACAGGCCCAAGACGTTCATCTTCAATACCCACAACTTCGCAGAGGATAAACCTACTGGAAGATTTGTCTTCTTTGACCTTGACGTTATTATCCAAAATGATCTATCGCCCATCATCACCTATGACTTCGATCATCCGACAAAGCTGAGGTCGTGGTGGCAGGATCCACGACCAATGAAATCTCGAAACTTCAAGCTGGCACACGGTGCATATACAAATGGTAGCTGCATGGTATGGTCAGATGATCAGACAGAATGCATCTGGCAAGACGTTCTAGAACATCAAGAACGTATCTGGTTTACATTTACAGACGGCACGGATAACTATCATAGTTGGCGGTGGGGTGAGTTTAGTAATACACCTCTGTGGAAACATTTTCCTAGCACATTTGCATACTCATATAATCGAGGAAGAGATTGGGAAGCAGATGATTTAGAAGTCGGAGTATATAGAAAAGATTGTATTCTATGCGTGTTTAATGTGGACTTGCTTCCCTTTCAAGACAATCGCAGAGGTAAAGTGAAACAGGAATCTCTGGTTGATCCTGATCTCCTAGAACATTGGAATGTATAATGATTAATATCTACACCGTAAAGTGGGGCTTCAAATATGGTCCTGAATATGTCAACAAAATATTTGAACAATGTAAAAAACACATTACCAGTGAATTTGAGTTCCATTGCATAACGGAACATGCAACAGATTTAAATCCTGAAATAATTGTTGTTCCTATACCAGAAAATAACTATTATGAAAAATGGTGGAATAAACTATATCTGTTTGATCGCCACTTTATTCGCAAGCAAGGCGAAAAACTGTTCTTTGATTTAGATATTGAAATTCAGAATAATATTGATTGTATCGTAGAGCATGATCCTGGTGATAAACTTACTTTCATTCGAACGCATTGGCATAATCTAAAGAAGATGAAGGACGATACTAAGGAAATTCCTCATAAGTATACAGACCTTAATTCAAGTGTATTGAGATGGAATGATAAATTAGATGTTGACAAAATCACCAAGTTTGTTAGAGATTATCCTGATCAGATGTTTTTTTATTATCGCGGTCTTGATAATATGTTCGGTCATCAAAGAGAGCGCCTTCTAAAGATAGACTATTTTCCAGATGGCTGGGTATACAGTTACAATTATGGTTATATGTGGCCCACAGATACCAGAGAGCAAGTTCTTCGAGAAGAGCCACTAATTTGTTTATATGATTCAATGGAAAGACCACAAGATGCTAAACTATAATTTTTTGAATAACTATCGTAATTGGGGTGATGGTCTAGAAAAGATCAGTCATGAGCTACCGTGGAAGCATGAAGACTTTCGAAAGTCGCTAAATCCTAACACCATGGATGCCGCGATTTGGCTAGTTGAAAATTTAAAAGATTTAGTTCAAACAAAAGAACTAGATATCACTATTCTAAATTCTTGGCTAGGATTTCCACTAGTACCACTTCTTTGCGAAAATCTAAGCGTAAAGAAGTTAAATCTAATCGATATTGACAAAGATGCATTGGAGTTGTCCAAAGTCTTTAATAGATATTATACCGAAAAGGATATTGAACTTAATCATCTTAATTGGGATGTGCCATTTGCGTATCATGATATTAATGCACTAAATACAGATGTTGTAATTTCACTGGGATGCGAGACAATGTATCCTCTAAAGAATATGACTACTGCAAATAAAGACTGTATCTTTGCCTGTCAGTCATCTAATGTGTTTCGTGAAATGTATGGTATCAACTGTGTGCCAACACTAGAAGATCACATTGAAAATGTTGGAGTGAAGACCGTAATGTATGATGGAACTATCCAGCAATCTTATTGGTCTTGGGATGGTAAAGTAGACTTTGATAGATTTATGGTAATCGGAAAAAAGTAATTAAAGTTCGCTAAAATCCACACCCGAAATATCTTCAACCATTGATTTCCAGAGGTCCTCATGGGGAATGACATAACCGAGAGTGAGCCGCTTACTACGGCTCCCAGCACAATGATAGAAGACCTTATCAGTCTCGCTACGCCTACCGAAGTAACCGAACTTGACAGACCAGCCCTTGGGGTCCCAAAGAGTGACCATTTCTTTTGTTACTGGATCTAGATATCTAAAATAGCCAGCATTTTCTTCTGTGTTATATGTCAGAAGAATGTTGTAGCCGTGAGCATTCCAGTTTGTGTGCCAGCCCATGAAACCGTTTTCTGGGTAGAAAACATGGACTGCATTGTTTCTTGCGCCAAGAAACGAAATCAATTCTCGATTTAGCTTCTGTTGCTTTTCACGGTGAGTTTTAGGCACAGAATCCACTAGACCGATATCGCAACAGAAAGCCGTCTCTGGATAGCCTTCATGCTCACCGTCTTTGCCGATGATTTCGCTCATATACTTTTCAGAGGTGCCGGTATCGATATCAAAACCGCGGCGTCTGTCTGGCTCTCTTAGACTATCATGATCTGTTTGTGAAAAGAACCAGTCGGTATACGGTGTCAGAATCTCCAGAAGTTCTGGGTTGATGCTGTTAGAAACTTTCATTATTTGTCCAATACGGATGGTGGTAAAGTGTAATGGTAGATGACAATATCTTGCCCTTGTAATTCTTCTTGGCGATATCCTATAACAAAATTCCATCTCGCATCTGGGTCTGGGAATCTAGCCGTCTTTACGCCCATATTACCATAAGTCAATAGACGCCACATTGTAAATGTGTCCCATTGAAGAGCATCTTTTGGATAGTGTTGTCTATCATAGCCAGGCTCATTCTGCTTACAGTATTCGCCCCACCAAGCCCTCATAAGTTCTAGTGTTTGAGGATTGTTTCGATATACAAATAGACCACAATGTTCTGTCATCTCTTCGGTGTCAGACAACTTAGTTAAAGCGGCATTATAAGGTCGGTTTGCAGTAAAGATTACGTCAATATCTTCTGGAATTTGATCAAAGATTTTTTGAATATCTTCATGTTGGACTTCTGTATCGCAATCCATATAAACTGTTACGTCATATGGTGTCTTGTCTAATGCCCAGAGCTTGGCTCTCTTATGATACGGAACGCCATCTGTGATGATGTTCTCAAAGATTTCATAGTCATCTTCCTCTACCCACTCGGCGTGGGTGAAGAGTGTAATCTTTGCCTCTGGCCAATAATCTAAAAGAGACAGTGCAGAGTTTTTGGCGGCGCGATAGTATCCTCTACGAAGAGATGCTACATAAACGAAACCGTTATTCTGCATTCTTTTCTTCTTCGATAATAAGCATCGTCGCATATGCCATAACTTCAAGAGCCGACTTCGAACGGCGAATCTTCGTCTTCAATGCCTTATTGGTTGAGTTCTTGATGATGGGAACTTCGAAGGCTTCTAACTTGGCTTCGAACAGGGCTTCGTCTTTACGGCGTTGCTGATCTACTTTTGATCTTTCCATGCGCTGGCGAACTTCTTCGGCGCGGCGCTCTTCCCGAAGACGAGTATTTTCATCGATATCTTCTTCGGTAAACTTTTCCATGATAGCAACATAATCTGGATTATCACCTTCACCCGATACGGATGCAGGCAATCTCTTACCGTCCGGATAGACGATAATAACCATCACTTGCTTTAGTTCTTTATTCAGCCAAAATGGTTCTTCGTAATCTTTCGTTCCAGCATTAATAGCTGAATCCAATACGATGGCGTCTTCGTCCACGTTCATTCAAATCTCCATAAAAAGAAATAATATAAAGTATATAGTATAGTTTAAGCGGTGCGAATCCAGAGAGATACTGTTGATACAGTGTCTTTAGTTGCCTGAATGGTATCACCAGCATATGTTCCAGAATACGAACCCGTATATGTTCTAGATCCAGAATACGAACCAGTGTATGTTCTCGACCCGGCATATGTGCTTGAATATGTGCCAGAATATGTTCTAGAACCAGCATAACTTGCTGAATAAGTTCTTGAGCCAGCATAAGGCGCCGAGACATATGTACCAGAATATGATCCAGAATATGCGGCGTTAGAATACGTTCTAGTACCAGCAAACGATCCGGCAAAGTTTTGTGATGCGGAAACATAGTTAGTCGAATACGTTCTGGAACCAGCAAACGATCCACCAACGAAACCACCGTAGTATAGAATATATGTTGCTGAATAAGTTCTGGAACCAGCATATGGTCTAGTGCCAGCAAAGTTCGTTATGTATGAACCAGTGTATGTTCTAGAGCCAGAATATGTATTAGTTCTAGATCCCGCAAACGATGAGGTATATGAGGTATTAGAATATGTTCTTGAACCTGCATATTGCCCTACGCCCGATGCGTAAGTTCTTGAACCAGCAAACGTCGATGTGTATGCAGCATTAGAATAGGTTCTAGTACCTGAATATGCAACATTTGAATATGTTCTTGTGCCACCATACGAACCAGTATAGTTTACAGATGCCACTTGCTCACGGGTGTCAGAGGCAGAACCCATGTTGACCCAAGTACCACCAACTGGCGATGATGCTTGAAGTTTGTAAGTGCCGACATTTGTGCTAATAATGCGATTTCTGAAATAAGGAATCATTTCCTGTATTTCAGTATCAGACATTTGCTTGACACTACCGCCACTAAATGCTTTCAGCGGAAGAAGATCGCCATTTGGCGATGAAGTAGCAGCCGTTTTCTGCCAGATATAATAGGTGGTGTTACCGCCATTTGCAACGTCTGTGATCGTGTAACGAGCGGTCCATGTACCGCCAGATGGAGCGGTACCAGCAAGACGATATTGGCCAGCAGTATACGTCGATTCTGTAACCATTGCAGTGATTACTTTATCGATGATATCCGTATTGATCATAGAATCTGATAATTGTCTGATAGAGGTATCATAGCCGAGCGGACGATTTGTGATTGTACCAGTATCAGTAGCAGTAATTTGCTTTGCGTAATATGTTACAGTGGCAGTTGCACCTGTTGCTGGGTGAGTACCAGTTGCTTCTGTTCTGTCGGTATCGGCAAACGTGCCGATTGCGGTACCAGAAAGAAGGTTAGCGGTATCAATATTAATATCGGCAGTATTAGAACCATTATTTGCCGCACCAGCAAATCCTACTGTGATCTTATTAGCAATATAATTTGTAACTTCCGCATCCGACATGGCCTGCAAACCCTGAAAGTTTGCGGACGTTATCGGCGTACCAGATGCCTTGATCTTTAAAGGATTCATTTTCTATAACCTTAGTTTAGTCTTGTGCCGCTCGAATCATATACCAACAGAGGAGTTAACGAATACCAGTCAGTAGCATCTTTAGCGATGAAAGTTACCGCTGCTCCAGCCGCTAATGTGACGGCAGCATTTGCTGTTCCGCCGTTGATAGCATCTGACAGGTTAGGATAAACTAGCAGATTGGTAGCAGTCGTATTAACTACAGTATAAGTTAGTTTGGCCGAAGCTGTTGGAAGTTTAACACCAGCACCAGATCCAACTGTAGTCACTAAGTTATATACGGCAGCAAGTTCTGTTGCACCCGACTGATTTGTGCCAGCTGCCGAAACTGCGGCAGCAATTGAAGGCTTGAAATCGCCAGTAAGCGTAACACTACCGAAAGTAGGACTATCACCCGATTGATACTTATCGGTATTAAGATTGTTGAAGTTGTTATCAACTTCTGTGTTTGTAAGTGGTGATCCCTTTACGGATCTAAGTGTAATAGTGGACATAGCTATCTACCTTGGTTCTGTAAGATTTGTTGCAACAGCAATTTAATATCTTGCATCTCTTGTTTAACAGTATTTATGTCAGTTTCAAACTGTCGAAGTTGAGTTGCTTGTTCTTTTTGATTATTCTTTTGCAGTTTATATGCATGGAGACCAGCGAGATCCGTGGATATAAGAGCTTTGGAATTACCATCTCTAACATATTTATTCGTATCATCCAGCTGATATCTCTGTGTCATATTACGCCTGCAATGCAATTGCACGAAGTTCGCGGCACTTAGGAACAACACAAGCCTTAGATGACAGAGGAACTACCTTAACTGCGAATGTTTTATAACCGGTATAAGTCACGCCGTTCGAAGTATATTCAAATACCCCGTTATTCAACGAAGTCGATGGAATATCATATGAATATTCTACGAAGCTAGATGAAGTACCTGATGGGATAGTAGTAGTCAATTCTACCCAATCCTTTTCATCAAAACCTTCTGGATCGCTTTGATGTAAGAACTTACCGTATACCTTAACGTCTGTGCCTTCTGGCATATACTGACTTAGATATACTCTCAAGTCCTCTGCTTCCTGCCCATCATCTAGAACAACTTGGCGAGAAACATATTTCGATCTTGCGTTTCCGATACCGATATCTTCATTCGTTGCATCGTTGTTTACGTCATTAGCAACAACAATCATAGAACACTTTCTCAAGTCGATAACTGGAGAAACTGTAGAAGTTTGAGATACCATACCTAGCTTAATCTTGAATGACTTATCGCCACCAAGATCGGCTTGCTCATTTGAATATGAACGAACAGCGGCATCAAATGTTAGTTCGGTTGTCTTATCGGGAACAAAGTTATAATAAGTTGTAGATGCTGCTGATTCGCTGCCAGTATTTGTTGTGGCCGAATATGACCAGATTAACTGACATGGTGTATGATCGAGGTAACCTACGTTAGCACCAAGAGCATTTAGAGCCTTGTCTTCAAGTTCTGCAATCGTAGCATATGACGTTCCATTTCCTACAACATCATTGACTGCAAATTGTCCGCTGTCAACAAAAATCTTTGCAACATTATAAAGAGAGTCGTAGTTATGAACAAAGCCGGTATTCAGATTAACAGTGACGTTAGCATTAACACCGCTGCCACTGACAATTGTTAGGGTAGGATTACTTGTATAACCAGCACCCGGATTTGTAACTACAACATTTGTTACAATGCCACCAGAAATGGTAACAGCAACAGTTGCGTTTGATGTAGCACCGCCACCGCTAAGTGTGTGTGAAATAGTTCCGTTAGTGTAGCCAGAACCAGCATTCACGATATCGAATGTGAAGCCATGGATCTTATCACCGGATGCAAAGGCTGAGCCTGAGAATGAATCGAATTTCGCATAGTCTACATCAAATGTATTCAATGTGATATCTGCGGTAGCCGTAATATCAAAGTCTGCACGATTAAGTTCAAACTTGATATCTTCTGCCTGCCATGCTGTCCATGTTCTGTTATTTGCAGAAGTGAATAACACTCCAGCATTTGGCTGCTCTGAAATACGAGTAGTTGTATTCAGTTGATTTTCACCAATTTCTGAAACCCAGATTTCATAGTTAGGATCATTACCTGCTGGTAGAAGAACAAAGCAATATTCCGTATTGTTTTGTAGATATACTGGTGATGGGAAAGTAAATGTAGTAGATGCAGCCGCGTTGGTCGCATCAACATTTACCTGATCTGGTGTCAGAATGACTTCACCAAAAGGAATAATCTTATTACCAGGATAACCATTCACAACTTCGCGAAGCTGTAAGGTAATTGGATTTGTTGTCGATTTCTTCTTGAAGTAGATATCAATAGAAGTCGTGTAGCAGCCAAATGGCATATCAGAAACCATAAATGTCTGCGCAATAGGATCCAGACTGATTCTTGGAAACTCAAAATTAAAATTGAACGCAGGTGGCGGCGCAGGATCTGGTGCCTGAACTTGCGTTACTTCTGTGACATTAGTAACGTTATTTGTAACATTAGTAATGTTTGTGTTGTTAACTACAGTAGTATTATTTGTTACTTCGGTAACATTTGTAATATCATTAACAGTAGTAAATGTATTATTAACTGTCACGTTTTGAACAACACCCACTGCTCGTTCGCCTAGGCGATTGACTGTGGTATTCGAATCCGAAGTTGTTCTGGAATCGAACACTGTATTAGTAGCTAGATTTGCAACGCGAGTTGATACTACAGTATCTTGTACCGACTGAGACAATCCATTTGAGGAGAATGCCATCGATGCAGATGTAGTTACAAATTTTTCTCTATTGTTAATATCGTCCGCAAGACGGAATAGCTTTTGGCCTACGCGGAATGTGCCGGCGGGAATTCTGAATTGCCCATAGCATTCGCCCAAGTCATTTGTGATTAGAGCATCACCATAATCACCTGTAGCATTTGCGCTATTCAGAACGGAATTTTCTACACCACTAACAATACCAGACAATGGACGGCAGTGTTCTGCTACCGACATACCATCAAAGAATGGATAAACGCGAGTTTTCGGCTTCATTCTCTTTGCTGAGAATGTAACGACAATCGAGCGCATGAATGGAATGATAGAAGTATTTGTTACTCTAGCACCAATTCGTTGAGTCTGAGTCTCAGGCGTTACATTCAGTTGAATGCCCTGTCTGGTTTGACGCTGTTCTGTTGTAGTTGTTACAATTGCAATATCTTCTTGGAAGAGAGTATCGCCACGAATTGCAGTGTTGCCAGCCGCAGTTTGTGTATCGGTTGTTACTCTACCCGTACCGAGATCCTGCCAGTCTTCCCACTGTGTACCATACGCATCGGCTAGAGTTTCCCACGCATCATAGTTACCATCGAAGTTGGCTGCAACGTCGGGAAGTGTTGTCGTGTCTGTCCAGTTATCTACTGGTGGATCCAGAGTAATTTCGCCGATGTAATTGAACAGAAGTTCGCCGGTGCAATTACGGAATTTTGATGCCTGAAGTTGGCTGATCATGGCTATCTCTGTATATGGCAGAGTTAGTAGATCACCGGTTTTTCTAACATTGCTTGATGCAGTCGAATTATATTGCAGGTCAATGTTTTCCATGAAGAAGAATGGACGCATTTCCTTGGCAACTGGATCAATAGCAATATGATATTCATTGCTCATCACATTACCAACGTTGTGACCAGTAAATGCATCAACAAGAATACCATTCTTGAAGCGATTTAGTCCTGCGCCGTCAGTAATTGTTAGATCGGCCGCAGACTTCTCCAGAAGATTGAGCGAAGTATAATATTCTAGGCGATTTAGGCGCTGTTCAAGTGTGCCGATATCGCGCATTGTATAGCGGCGATTATCAATTGCTTTATACTTAACACCATAGTCTGGTCTTCCAGCGGCCTTTGCTACGTTTGGAGCAAGTGAAGGATATGGAGGAATATTGACTACTGCAATCGATAGAGCATTGTCTGGCTCAACTGGTTCAATTGGTGATAGCGAAGATACACCATATACAGAAGAGAACACACCCTGATCGTCCATGATGATACGATCTTTTCTTCCCAGATAATATTCAATATCTGTTGTAAACTGTTCTGTTGGAACTGGCGTAATAATTGCACCACCAGTTGGTCCGCTAGGCGAAGAGCCTACAGTCGGGTTGACAGTTGCCGTTCCTGGACTTGTAGTAAATGTGATGGTGTCATCCCAGCGAGGACGGAAATCTAGTGTATCACGAAGATCATAACTTACGCCCGATGCGGTAGATGTATAGATTGGAATTTGTTCTGTTCTAATCGTACCAGCTGCACCGGTTTCATCATCAATCGGATACGAATTTACTGTATAGAAATTATATGCAGTAGTTGGCGATCCACCATGAGTGAAATAATCAAATGTTACTACTAGCTTTTTATTTGTTAGTGTAAGACTTGCACCTGGCTTTTTGACGATTCTAGCATTTGCGTAGAAGTTATCACGCTGACCAGTATCGAATGTAAATAGATCAGTAACATCGGTACCGCTAGTTTGAATGTCTGCGGCAGATGTTGCATAGTCTCCGATCTTTACGGAACGAAGTTTATAACCGTCAGATGCACCCAGATTATATGTACCAGTTGTGTTGCCACTCGCATTCGTATCTAGAACAACAACAGCACTCTCTCTGAGAACTTTTGTTACCTGATTAGCATTAGCGACTTGAACCTTGCAGTGAATACGAACGCCAGTTTGACCACTTACGTTAGCAATGTTATGCGGAACGGTAATTGTAATCTGTGAACCAGTATTTGTTACGGTGAAGCCAGATGCAGTAAGGTCAAGAACCTTACCGATAGGATAGCTCACATTGTTGATTGTGCAAGCAGCTTTAGTAGATACTACAATGTTTCCTAAGATTTCAGTTGGTGTTAGTGTTCCAACTGTGAATGGGAAACTTTCTGGGCTGCTTACAGAAAATGTAATAGTATTGTTGGTGTCTAGCGTATCGTCAAACTGCTTAGTATATTCGAAGCTATTATTTACCGAAGTTGGATTAGTAGTCTTCAATGCTTTAGCAGGGAACTTGAAAAGAAGATTGCTAAACTTAGATTCGTATAGATATGCCTTACTGTCAACCAATACTACGTCGGCATGACCGTCTGCGGTTGTATCATAGTATACGCCAGCAACATCTTCGAAATTATATGAAGATGCCATTTGAATGTCATACAGATACATACGATAAATTGCTGCCGCTGTTCCTGGTGTGCCGCTTTCACGAACAATATAACGAACGCGGGCAGTACCTATTTGTGAACCTGGTGCTATATGTGCAGAATAAGTTGTAGCAGTAATTGCGCCAGCTGCCGCACTTCTCAGAGAAACTGTATCTCCGGCGGCAATGTCCCAGTTACCACAAACTTCATTGACAAGAATGTAGCTGCCGAATGCAGTAGAAACTGGAATGTCATTAACTACATTCGTGGTGTTGCCCTTAGGAACGAATATGTATTCTGTCTGGCGTGTTTCGTATGAATAGCCGCGAACATATGCCTTACCTGCTTCAATACCAATTGCAAGAAGTGTTTCATCACCACCTGCCGCTGGATTCTCGACATTGTAAGGAATAAGACCGCCGTTTGAGCCAGTATCAAGATGTTCTTTAATAAGAATAGGGAATGCTTTTACTGTATAGTTACCAGACTCGTCGTAAGTGCGCTTGGCCAGATTTCTACCTAAGTCCGCATAGATACGATCTTCTGTGACCGCTGTATTAAGCTGGCCATTTGTAATTACAAGATATTCGCTGAAATTGTCACCGATTGTTTCATCAAATGCATACTTGACTAGTCCGGCTGTTGTGACATAACGGTCGGCACCAGGCGCCGCATAGTTGAATGTTCCTTGAGCTGGATCAAGTAGAGTTTGATCTGTCTCGTGAGTGACAATACTTTCTACAATCTCAAAACCAACATGGAAAGAAGGATAAGCATTATACTTTAGTAGCTCAATAGTAGTCTTGGCAAATGGTAAAAACTTACCATCTAAGAAAATAATACCATCGTCAAGCGTTAGGAATGATCCTCTACCAAAATAGTAGTCGCCCTCTACAAACGATGAACCAACAACAAACGTATCACCGATTTGATTGCCGACTTCCGATTCAATTACTCGAATAGTTTCGTTTGCAAAAAAGTGAACGGCGTCGGTAGAGCCATCACCGGTTAGGTAGCGAAAATATAGGGTGTTTAAGTTTGGAGCATCCGCTTCGGAGCCAGCGATTGCATAGATAATTTCTGCTTGAATAGATGAAGTTAGACCAATGACTTTGGCGCCGACATAATCGGTGAGTCCAGTAACAGTGATTCCCGATGCATCGGTGTCTAAAACTTTAACAAAATCTCTGGCTGTATCTAGCTTGAAATCGCAGCCTGCAACAACCGATCCGTTCTTGAAAATATGGCCGCCAAATTTACCAACTTGGTCCTGAAGAACAGACTGGAGTTGTGTCAACTCTCTCGCTTGAACAGCATAGCCCGGCTTGAATAGAATTCTATTATAATTTTTTGCAATAGCATCCGCATAATCGTCATAATACGGGGATACATTTAAGTCCAAGGCCATGTGTAACTTCTCTCTTAAAAGTTAATAACTGTTTTAATCTTTTCTACCTGATCAACTTGTCTATTAATGGGCAGGCGATTTTCAATATAAAGAATTTCGCCGGTAGTATTAACAACATCAGGATCAGTCAGACTATTTATAGTCAATCCAGTAGTGCTTGTTGTATTATTTGTTAATACTGATTCTGCATTAATAATAGGAATTACTGGTAGAAGGTATATCTGATTTACATCCGATTTAATTTGGGCAACGATAAATCTGCCGCCACCATCTGTCCAGATTTCATCATCATTTGAGTATTGTGTTGTGTCATCAACTTCAACAACGTAACAGGTAGTTCCTGTATCATCGCGGAAATTTATTAGATCCATGTCTAACGGATTTTTAAGTATTCCAAGTTGACGATAATCGTTGTTATAGAAGTAATCGCTAGTATCGTTGGTAAGATTTACCGATATACAGACGGTCTTTGCGAGAAGTTCTTTTACTGGATTTGCACCATGGCCATAATACGGCGAAACAACGGCTGTAGCAGTAGCGCCAGAACCTATTCCCAAGATATTTGTGAAAGATACATTCGCAAACGTATACCCAGTGCCAGGATTTGTAACATCAACTCTTTCAATTCTTCCGAATTCATTGACAAATGCAACTGCTTCGGCCCCAGTTCCATCTCCAGAGATTGTTACTAAAACGTCACCTGCAGAATAGTTATCGCCGATTGTATCGACGGTAATTCTATCTACAGTACCCGGCACAGCGGCGGCTTCAATTGATTCTTGAACTAATGAAACAGGAATATGACCAAGATTCGCTGTAGCAGCCGCTCCAACACCAGTATCATTATCAACTATTACGATATACGCAAAAGTATAGCCGTGACCCTGAGTAACAACATTAATTTGTGAAATTTGATTCGTTTCAGCATCTACAACTGCTTCTGCCGTTGCGCCTACTCCATCACCGTGAACCAATACAGTTGGAACATTTTCTGAATCGTATCCAGAACCACCATCATCAACTGTAATTGAATCTATTTCACCATTAATATCGTATAAAGGAACACCAACACCTGCCATCTTGCGAACAGGAATAAAGTCTGTAGATAGAAACTTCAACTGATCCGATGCTTCAATCTTAAACATATACTTCCATACGTATCCATCCGGTAGAACAAATGCGTTTGCAGTATCCGTGCTTGTTGGCTTATTATAACTAGGAGAATTATAATTGTTGTTTAGGCACTTATAGACTCTCATATCATCTGTAAGAACATAAAAATCTTTTGTCGAAAGATTGTCTACGTCATCATAGTGATCATATACAGTACCTGCAACCCAATCAATTCGACGAGCCATCATGACCACGTCAGGTGATTGAATACGCTTGAGAAACATTATATTTCTATGTGTTTGACCATTATATGCCTCTGTATCCAACGGAGTTTCTGGTGTACCAACCGTTGGCCATTCTGTGGTTTTACCCACAAACAGATAGAATAAGTCATTCTCGTTTACAACATCACGATAGAACCCTCTAGCGAGTTCGTTTCGTGCAAGTGTTCTTAGTAATAAAGCCACGATCTATCCTTAGTTGATAGTCACAGTCCATGTGATAGTCATGCTGTCCGATGCGCCCTTGTTAATTACAGAAAAGACTGTGCGGCAAAGCATTGTACCTGTTGTTGCGTCATTGAAGACACCGGCTTCTGTAAGAGCGCCTGTACCATTACCAGCTGCAAATGTGGCTACATATTGCACGGTGTTGGTTGAAGGTGTTGTAGAAGTTAATGCTGCACGATAGACTTCTGTACCGAGAGTTGTGTTGCCAACAGCAGCGGCAGTGTTATTTGTACCAACTGCCATGTGCGACATAACAGCAGATGATGTACCAGCCATACGAGAAGCAATAAATGTCTTACCAGCGGTTGTTACAATATTAGGAACAGTGTATTCTTCTTTGATGTTACCGCTCTCATCACGGAGAACGATATTAAGACTACCTGTCATCTTTTCGGTTACATCTTCGAATTTCATTAGTTATACTCCTTGGTTTTAATTAGATTGCGTAATCTGTTCCAGCATAATCGCCTACGTCCGCTACGCCTGATGTATAGTCATATGCCCAATAATTTTGAATATTTATATTACCTGATTCTGACCCTGTTGTAGAATCTGAAATAACCTTGCTAAAGGTAATAACATCTACAGTTTCAGATGATGTAATTGTTTCCGATACAACTTTATCGAACGCCACAATTGAAGTTTCTGTGGTACTTGACGTAGAATCTGTTACCAGTTTTCCATATGATATGAATGAATCGTCAGTTGTGGATGATGTGGAATCTTCAACTGCTTTTTCATAAGCTACTGCGGCAGCTTCTGACATTGTAGATGTTTCACCAAATTCTCTAGTTTGACCTATGAGAAGTTCTTCGGTAACTGTTACGGAATCTGAAAGTGATTTGCTAAACGAGACACTAGTATCATCTGAAGGTGCTGAGATGGAATCACTGAGAACTTTACCGAATGATACGTTTGCTTGATCGGTAGGTTCAGATGTAGAGTCCGTAAGAACTTTACTGAAACTTACACTTGGCGCGTCTGTTGGAGCCGAGATAGAATCCGTCAGTCCCTTATTGAAGCTAATACCGAATTGTGCAAGTGCGGTATCGACCATAGTGACTGTTTCATCAAAGAATTCAAAGAAGTCAATAGGCTGTCTTGCGACTTCGAACGATGCACCCAAATCTATCGTATCAAGAATAAGCAATTCACTGAATACTGCCATACCTACAGGGTGAACAGTATTCTTTACCATTGTCATCCAGTTAGATGACGGTACTCTTGAACGTAAAACATATGAATAATTTTGATAGTAATAATTATCTTGTAGCTTATTAACATCGGATAGCATACCCTGGTGATTTAGATATCCTTCTTGGATAGATGCTATCGCGCCAGTTGTAAATCTTAGAGTTATTGTTCCTGCGCCAGTATTAGATGTTATTGTTACCGTAAATGTTTCAGCTTCAAAGCCACCGCCTGTTGCAAAAATTCTAACCTTTGTAGGTAGACCATCAGCATCAACCGCATCAATAATAACACTAGCATTATTATCTACACCAATTTTTACATAATCACCAGAGAAATAATTCAATGCGGTATTAGGATAAGTATAAACATACTGCCCAGCAGAACCCGATTCCGTAATCGCATAAATTTCACCTGCTTTAAATCCATAATTTGGAGTTCCGGTGTGATCTATGATGGTGACAGTATCGGTAATAATACGATCAATGTAACCATACTTATTGGTAATATCATCAATGAATACGAACGAACGAATATTATCGGTGTTAAATTCTACTACAGTTGATGTATCTTCGTAACCAGTGCCACCGGCTGTTACTGTTACATATTCAACTCCACCGGTGTCATTTAAGAATGCTGTTGCTGTTGCACCAATACCATCACCATCAGAAATGAATCTTACTTCTGGTATGGCCTTATAGCCGCTACCAGTTGCATCCATTGCATCGATGATGCGCTGTTCGCTGTCAACACCTGGCTGTTGGAAATTAATGAAATATTCTTTAGATAGAACGTGATAGTTACCTTCGCCCTGAGACGTTAAATTGATTTCATTATATGTTGAGATTGTTACATAGTCTTCCGCGAAGAAATCTTCCGAACAATATCTTGGATCGGAATCGAGTAAATTTTCTGCCAGTTTAATATGATTGGCATCAACTTTGATTATGTAATATACTTTACCATCTGTTAGACCGCCGATGCCAACTGCATCTGCATAATAGATTACCATGTCTCCAGTAATGAAACCGTGGTTAGCAATAGTAATTTTATTATATGCTACATCGACATTACTACTTTTAACAAAGGTTTTAGTAGAGATTTGTTTTAATGCAACTTTGTCGCGATAGAGTCTAATGTAATTAGCATCAATTACTTTGACATAATATTGTCTATATGCTACTGTTCCACCAAGAACTTCACCGCCTTGGGGATCGTAGATGACACAATCACCGGTGGTAAAACCGTGAGAAGGAATATGAATCCACGCGAAGTCGTATCCAAAATCTGTAGCAGTATCAAAGTTTCGTGCATGAAATTCTGGATCACCAGTTACCGCTAGAATAGTACCATCTTGTACCAGCAAGCGGGCATTTGCGCCCGCGCCAGGAAGAATGATGTAATCATTTTCTTCGTGCTTTACATATAGTTCATATGTCGGTTCTGTTGCATATGCAATTCTTGTAACATCTTGAATTGTGATATCATGATATTCTTGTGTGGCAATATTTCCAAGATTTTTATGAGAATATATCTTGGCTCTTTTACCTTTAAGATCGAAAGGATCAAGTGTTATTGTATCGTCTGTGGTAATTTTAAGTTTTTGTCTTTCTACCCAAATACCATCTGATGCTTTTAGAATATATTGTGATGGGTAGATGATATCAACATGTTCATTGAAGAAAGTTCTGAAAATAAAGTGAATGCTTTCTTCCGAACCCTTCGCTTCATAAAACTCTCGAATAAACTTTATGAGACGGCGATCATCCAGTAGAGAACCTTGCGGAAACATCTGGAGATATTGTTCGCGAAACGAGGGAAGAAATAAGTCTAGGGTTTTATTAATGTCGGAAAATGAGGCAGCATTCAATAGAACATTATTTACCTCTCCGTCCTGATCTAGAAATGCATAATACTTTTCTAAAAATAGAACGAATTGAGGAAATTCATCTCTGATATAATCTGGAACTTGATTTGCAATCAAATATGCCAGAGAATTTTTAAAATCCGACATGTATTAAGTTCCAATTATATTGATAGTTGTGCCTGAAATATAATTTCTTTCCGGTGTTCTTGTCGAGGTATCTTGTGCTAACACCAGACTGTTATTTACAGTGGGTATTGTAGCATATGTATATGTGTCCATTTCATTTACTGGCACAAGAATAATATCAGGTGATGAACCCTGAGGTTGAATATAAACTCTCAAGTAAAGATCATTTACTATAGACGCAATGTATAAGCTAGAGATAAAGATTTTACCACTAACATAATCCACGGTGCCAACCGCAGTTGATAGTAAAGTATTTGTATCATCATATAAGTCTAGAGTACCAGTGGTTGCATTATCAACATAACTATCTCGTAGATAACAGTTGATAGTTTTACCAGAAGCTAATACAGTGGTAAATGTATTTGATCTAATAGTATTAGGCGCAATAGTTGTGTTATAGTTCAATACAATTCTATTGTTCTGACCAAGATATGGTTCAAATGCGCGATGTAAATTCAACTCAATATTAGTTGAGTAAATCGAAGGCGATACCGAATTAAGAAGTTCTAACAGTTCCGAATAGTAAAAGTTCTTTTTTACTTTAGACGTTGTATTAATAAAATAGCTTGATAGATAGTTTCTCATCGTGCTTTCGATAGTAGATGCCGATGCAGAAGTATTCTTCTTCTGATATCTTGATGTAATATTGAAACTTACATAGAGATATGTTGGATCAACAAATATTGGTTGAATACCGATTACCCCACGAGGCTTTAAAACGTCTCTAGCAATTGCTGTCTTATCTGTTTCCGTGATAACGCTATTTGGAAGAGGCTCAATAGCGATAAAAACTTTACCGTAAATAGGAGGATCATTGTCCTCGCCGCCCCATACTGAAATGGAATTAATGTTTCCGTATTGACTTTCAATCAAAGCATTATAGTCATCGGCAGTTACTGCACGATTTTTAGTTGCGTTGAATTTAGGGGCAATAAAACGAATAGAGTCTGTTGTCTGTGCGGCTGAACCACCATATGATCCTAGGGAAGAAATGCTTACAACTTCTCCGGTTCCAGTAATAGTAGACTTAGTTGCAACTCCTGTAATACCATTGGCCGCAGCACCGCCACTTACCATATAATCTACAGAAACTATATTACCAACAGCTAACTTAGCACCCAATACGTCATCACCAAATACAAGTTCTGTTTCGCCGGTAGAGTTTTCTTCTACGAAAAATATTTTAGATTCATTTGTTAATGTAAGAATATCAGAACTATGTGTATATGTGGTAAACTCTAATTCAGTATTAGACTTTTGAACTTGAACTTTAATTGTCGAAGTATCAACATTACCATTGATTAATTTAAACGGACCCGAAGTAGTTTCGCTACCAACCACAAATGTATTATTAGTTGGCTTACCCTCTACTAAAGTAACATTAAATGTAAATACGCCGCCAATCTTTTGTGCAGTGACGTCCTCAACTGGATAAAATACATACGAGTTTCCATCAATACCTGATCCAGAAAAACCAATTGTTTTACTTAATGTCAAAGATGGAGATGTATAGTTGTTAGAAGGTGTAATCGTAATTGTTGCATCTATTTTAGCAGACTTGATTGAACGTGGAGTATAACCCAGTGACTTTGCAATAGATACTACTGATCCGCGTTTAACCGCGCTATCAATAAACATTTCGTTAGAAAGAAGATGTGCAAGTGTTGCATTATAATGTGTATTATATGCCAGCAGATCGATAAGAACAGATAAACCCGCACCGTCAAAGTTATAATCAGAAAATTCTGCTTGACCTTGGAGATAAGTTTTTAGATTGTCTCTGATACCAAAAAAATCTAATTCTGTGACATTTAATTGCGTCATATTATCTGCTTCTTCTTAGAATAGTTGAAAATGTGACAGGTCCCTCGACTCCGATAACCTGGAATGTTAAGTTAACTCTAAACGCATTTTCATCATATTCCGGAATTACTTCAATATCTTGCGTTACAACTCTTGGTTCATACTTACTAATCAAAATATCAAGTTCAATCTGCAATCTGTTTGCTGAAATGATATCTATATTTTCGAACAGCATAGCATAAATCGGAGAACCCAGCTTGGGTTGAAAAGGTCTTTCATAGAACCTAGTCAAGATCAAGGTTTTCAAAGATTGCTTTACTGCATTAACGTCATACTTCTTCGCAAGGTCCCCCGTCACGGGATTAGCCGCGAAAGACAGGTCCAAGTCCGAATATATTCTGTTTACTTTTTTTATGTCCATAAACCTATTTATATAGATTGTATCGATGAATTATTTTTTCAATCGAGGAAATTGACAGAAACTACCAGCAGTGCCAATGCCATGGTCGTTCCAGAATGTTCTGGCCAATGGCGCTCTTCCTCCTGGCGATGATGGCGCTCGAATACCGATGTGAACCCAGGGTTCGCTAGTTCCTCTAGGTTGGCGATCTGGTGCAAACTCATAAAGTAACTGATCGTATGGAACGAACTTAGCAATATCTTCTGCCACGCGAATTAGTGTACCAGAACCATTTGGATAATTTGGATAGAATACCATATCAGCCGCCCAGCCCACATCATGGGCAGATGTTGACGAGCCACCACCAGGAACTGTTCCATTTCTAAAACAAGAATTAATTGCCATATAAGGATATTTGTGCTTGATTGGATCAAGACATAATACAGCAAGTTCTCTCAAATTACTTACTAGCTCATATGCCGACCATCTTCTATTACAGTGAGTTTTTCCTCCCATAGGAATTACGGCACCACCACATCTTGTATGTAGAACATCATACAGGGTGTAATAGTGAGATAGTCTAATGCTCTTAGCCGCATTATTATAATCAATATTTTTTGGTATAGGAGGTAACTCTTGATTTGTGATATATTCTTTATTCGTGGGTTTTAGACCTTTAGCCGGAGGAAGAGGATCACCCGATGCCGTGGCTGGAACAGAATCACTGCCCTCGCCAGCAGTAAAATTAGGACTTCCATCGCCCTGATCACAGCCACCATAATTACTATCTGGCGTGGAATCACCGCCCGTTGTGGGTGTTGCGCCATCAGTCGCAGTTGGAGTATCTCCACCAGCTACACCACCAACAATACCTTTAATCTTTTCAACAATTGCACCAGTACCTTTTGCACCCATATCAGGATGAAGACCATCAGAAGTCGGATAGTTATCTAACTCAATTACTGGGTCATTTTTTTCTGCGGCAACTTTTCTAACAAGTGCCGCAGCCTTCTGCATATTGGCGAGAACTGCTTGTTCTGGTTTGCCATTACTTTGCTTAGTATATGGAACTATCCAGATAACTTTGGGAGAATTGAAAGATGCGCGTAATGCTCTAAGATTACTTTCTGTTTTTTGACCACCCTGATCATTTGTACCGGCGGAAATAACAGTATATCTAGAGCCGCTTTGACCTTTGTATGAGGACAGTATCTTATTAGTATCGTAACCTACAGTAGCATGAGAGCTTCCTGTTCCTGTTTTCTGATCGCTGGCTATTCCGCCTTGGCCCGATGCTGCACCAATTCTAACAGCAATGCTATCGCCAACATACGAGCCACCTGAAATAGGATTTACATTAGAATTTGATGATGGTGGATTTGTATCAGCCATTAATCGTGTACCTCTCCAAGACTATCTCTTCCGACATTTTTGCCGCCGCCAGCAGAGTTGATTGGTCCTCCTCCGCCACCGGCACCAGTTGTTTGTTTACCATCGATGCCAGCGACAATAGGTGATGCTGAAATTGATACTGGTTTTTCAACTGGAATTGGATTTGCGAGTGTTGCAATCTTAGCGCCAGTTGCTTCGCTTGCTGGATCAGCCGAGTTTGCCGCAGCCGCAGTTGCGGCAGAACCAGGTGCAGTGACAGAAGCACTACCCTTGATATTCGTGACATTTTGTGTGCCGCCTTGAGCATCATCACCCTTGAGATTTGTAGTTTGTGCATTCAATGTAGTAACGTCAATTGTTGGTGCATTGAAGTCGGACGAAAGAACCTTCGCAGCCTTCAGACTTGTATTACCAGCCGCTTCTGTATTGATTGCAGCGCCAGACTTAATGTTTGTATTATTTGCCGATGTTGTATTAATTGCATTACCAGACTTGATGTTAATCGAGTCTGTACCTTCAACATTAATAACATTTGCGGACTTGACATTGGTTGATGCGATGGATTCTGTATTGATAGCACCGGCGGACTTGATATTAGTATTACCAAGAGATTCAATATTTGTATGAGTACCTGACTTACTATCAATTGTCTCTGCGGCCTTATTAAGAATTGAGCCATCAGTGTCCTGATTGATATTACCAACAGATGTATGATATGAAATACCAGCAACCTTAACGTGATAATCACCCTTAGATGTTACTCTATAGCCACTTGCTGTTAGATTATGTGTTCCGTCAATCGTAGAGTTAAAGTTGCCCGCACCATGAACTTGCATATCACCCTTGTTATCGTGAGAGAATACACCATCGTTGCGAATAAAGATACCACCGCCTACAGATAATCCAAAGTGACCGGCAACGTTTAGATTGAAGTCGTTGTGAACGTCCATGTTAACTTTACCATTCATGGTAAGATTTGCATCACCCATGATCATAACATTACATTCACCAGCAACGTGAACGTTAGCTCTACCTTCAATTAGAATATAACCATTACTATCAACAATCGTATAATTGTCACCGACAATACGAGTTACTTGAGTACCATCTGGTCCGATTTCTTGGAATGTACCAGACTTGTGGGCAGTATGAAGTCTTTCGGCGCCAGGTGTATCATCGACTTCTGTAACGTGACCAGATTCCGATGCAGTTACTTTATTATATGGATATTGCGCCGCATAAGGCGTTTCAGGCTGTGACCATGACCCACCATGTCTACCGGCTTTTGGAATATCTTTCTTACGAAGCGCATTCTTCGCAACTGGCGATGACCCTGCGCTAAGTGTTTCTTGTCTTGCACCTTGTGAGGTTGGATCATTTTGAATATGTGTCGAGTTGATACCGACTGCCAGCGGATTAGTATCTGGTTTGCCGTCCTGACTTGGCTTAGGATATTTACCACCGGGATCATTGAAGCCACTACCAGGATCAGCGATATTAGAATCTGGTAATTGATTTACATCCGGTGGAGCCTGAGAAACTGAATGTCCAGAATCGTGGGCTGGATGTTGAACGGTATCATTAGAATGAGGATTAGTATTTGGCGCAGGAGTAGCAATCGGAGGAGCAACTCGTGTGACTTCCTTCTGAGAAGTTGCAAAGCCCTTCTGATCTTCAACAATAGTTGTTTTGACTACCGAGCCATCGCCATACTTTTCTGTAACAGTCGTAGTAGTTGTGCCGTCCGTATTTGACTTGCTTGGACCCTGTGCCGCAACTGGCGTATTATTTGAAAATGTCTTCTTGACTTTTTCGAGATTTGTAGTATATTCACCAGCAATACCAACTTTAGCAGAAGCCAAATCTGTTGACAATGGCGTATCAGGACCAAGAGGTGGATTATTAATCTTTCTTGCCCACTCATTATATTGATATAAAATATCTTTATATTGCCTGAGTAATCCTACTAGAACGTCCTTGTATGCTTCCGCACTTGGCAAATCCCATTTAGCAATGCTTCCCGTAGGATCGGCAGTAGCTTCTGTTTGAAATTGCTGAATGTCTTCTGTTACATACTTAATTTCTCTAGTTAATTGAGTCTCTATATCTTCTGTTCCTTGAGGACGTTCGATTATGAGAACATAATTTTTACTATAACTTTTATAATTGATCAGATCAAGACCATCAATTTCAATTGCATGGCCGCCGCCAGCAAAATTTTCAAGAACATTCGCATACAAGTCTTTTGCATTGAGAGGCAGTTGTCCTCTTTGCTGTGGAAAATAATACGTTCCCAACTTATATGTAAACTTCTTAGGAACAGGCGGTTTGTAATTATTGATACGTTCTTGTTTGATAGCACCATCAATAGCAGCAATTAAAGTTGCATACTGTGGAGTTTTGATATCTGTTTTATCAATCAAATTGACAGAAGCAATAGGTATATTCTTAGACGATACTGTAACAACACCGTTTGATGCAGTCCATTGATAGGCAACTTCAACTGATCCATATGTCGTTTTCATTGGATTTGGATCAACAGGCGGTGTAGATGCTTGAGTAGAACCACCCACCGCAGCGGCAATCTGAGTTGCTGGCAGTGCAGGAACAGCTTCTGCCGATGCCGTGCCTGTCGATGGTGTAGGAGGCACTGTAGCAGGAGTTACCGGCAGATATGATGAAACAATTTGACCTTCTGCTGGAGCTTCTGTTGCAGTGGGTGAAGAGCTATCTAAAAGTCCAGTAACATTCGATGCAGCCGAAGACAATGCTCCACTAACTGCTCCTGATACTGAATTCAATGCGCCTTGTGCATTACCGGCAATACCAGCAACTGCGCCCGCGGCATTTGATGCTGCTCCTGTTACATTAGATACAGCCGATGCACCTAATGCGGCTGCGGCGGCTGTCGCATCTTTTGCACCTGCAACCGCAGTAGTAAGATTATTTGCTAGATTTAATCCAGATACAACAGTAGTCGATGTTGTTAGTAGACTATCCGCTGCCTTAGTTGCCTGATCTTTCAGGGTATTGAGTGTGCTTGTTCCTGCCGCGCCGATAAGACCAGTAAGTTCAGGCTTAGTAACACCAATCGCACTAATCGCGGCCGCTTTAGCTTGTTCAAATTTATCTAAAAGACCTGGCTTTGCGCCAGTCTGTTCGATAAGTTTGGTGTTGAGAGCTGGAATAGCTGCACCAACATTACCCATCTTACTAGTTTCAGCGGCAATTAAATCAGAAATTTTTGCTGGATCAGTTACGCCATCAATTGATGCTCGAAGAAGTGCAGTAGAGCCGGGAGGACACATACCTCTTCTATTCAATTCATTAATAACCGCAGTCTGCGGATCATTAGCTAGACCAAAACCAGACTTCAAGGATTCGCCAATAAAACTTAGTGATGCTGGATCTACTTTACCGCTGGCACCAATAGCACCAACTGCCGTACCAACAGCTTCGGTCGCAGTATTTTCTATTTGAGTTGCAAGAGAAGTTATTTGTTTCGTTAATGAAGTTGCACTATTTACCGATGTAGGTAAAGAGACACCCACCTTAGATGCTACACTACTAATAGATGCAACCTTACTTGTTGCACCAGTTACTGCCGACGAGATACTAGAAATAGATTTTAATGCGGATGTTGTATTTGCTGGTAATACGCTGGACGCTTTAGCTAATGCATCCTTAGCTTTATCAATTTCAGCTAATTTGTCTTTAATAACCGATGCTGCAATACCGAGCCCAGCATTAATAATTCCACCAACATCTGCTGGAATGATACCATTACTGATTAGACCTGAAACAACACCGTTAACATTTTTGCCTGACATAACATCGGCTAAATCTTTAGCAGTTTCTATGAGAGCTTTAGTGCTAATTTCTGTTGTGGGTGGGCGAACACCAGCTTTTAATAGAGGCTCTTCGCTATTACTGGCCTTTGGAGTTTCAGCAAGTGAATTCCATCCTGCATCGTACCAGTATTTCGAATTGATACCATCTGCATTTGTTTTAATTACACCCTGAGAAAAGCGAATGGCATCATCTAGCTTTGCACATAGAGCAATTGCCAGAAAGCCAGCAATCGTAGCTTTCGTAGTATTCTCATTAATAATTTTAGCATTACTTAAATCTACAAATGCTTTTTTAAGATAATAGTAGGCTGCCTTATCTTGCATTTCTTCGTTTGTAATTAACGAGATCATGCTTCTTACCGCAGCATCTTGCTCTATGGGAATAGGATTATACAAGAAGAAATATTGAAGATTGTTTGCGGCTTCTCTTTTATATGGCGCAAAATCATAGTCGCCATTGGTTTCTTGAACTGCTTCCGCGTAAGTCTTAATTCTTTCGGCCGCGCCTGGACCAGTTGGGTGAGAATGAATGCAATCTTCTGCCCAATCTTGAATTGATGACTTTAGGAATCCTATATCAACAAGTTGTGAAACTGTCAATCTATATGCGCCGTATTCACCTCTGTTATGAACTTTACGCCAGTTATTTCTTTTTCCATTGACAACATACTTTTTATGAATTGCCATTTGACAGGCTTTAAGTAGTTTTACAGAATCTTCTTTTGTCAGAATACCAAGAGTACCAATATTGGGTATAACATCTACCGTGGTTTCATACCCAGAATTGGCTTTCGATGTTTGTAGTGTAGAAGGAACTGCGCCCATAACTTCGGCAGCCGCTTTTGCGACATTAGTAGAAACGCCAGCTAACTTCAATGCACCAGTAATGACTCCATTAATATTTTCATCCGAGGCTGCATTAATAATGCTAAGACCATTTGATAACAATTTAGAAGTTGCGGGATCTATCACACCAGATTTTGTAAGAGTCGCCAATAGCTTATTCGCATTTGCGGTGACATTGCTTCCTAGAGATGAAGATGCCACATTGATGCTTTTATCTAAAGTCTTAGCATCTGTTTTTGATATAACGCCAGTCGCAGATAAAGCAGAAGTGACTGATCCTAACGAAGGAGTATGGCCAGCTTCAATTGAGTTTGCAATATTCAATCCGGCTTTAACAACAGTAGCTTCATCCTTCGAAAGAACGCCAGCAGAAGAAAGAGCATTTACCGTCGTCGCTAAATCGGGAAGTTTACCCGTTTTTAGAGACTTTACCGCAGAATTGATCAGACTGGTAGATTGTAATAATGACATTTAATAATCCTATTAAGGTAATTGACCGTTTTGGAATAGAGCAGCTTCGGCATTTCTGCGCTTCACTAGACCAGCTAAAACACCCATTCCTTTACCACTTTTAATTCCTCGGTTTCTAATCACGTCGGCCGCAGCTTTAATATCTCCACTCATGATAGCGCCGCTGAGACCGGCATTCATAAGTCGTTTAGTTGCCCCACCGCCGCAGTTATATGTGTAGGATATGATTGCCGCTTTTTGATTATCATTCATCTTGTCCCATGCAGCGCCAGATGCGGCCTTTGCTGCACCACCATATTTTTTCTGTAGATCGGATGCAAGAAGTGTTAGTGCCTGTGCTTTGGTAATTCTAGTTCCCGCGCCGTTTGCAGATGCCAATTTAAGTTTTGTACCATCTCCAAGATCGACATAACCTGTCTTAGCTTCCGCCGGAAAGATAACGTGACCAGCACCTAGAGTTATTTCACCATCACCGATATTCTTTGCAGGATCACAAATTCCTTCGAAGTAAGCAATAAATTTAGCAGCAACCTCTAAGAACGGACCACTTGCGATGCCACCGCCTCCGGTATCACCGGCACCATCACTCGTAGAATTACCTCCTGATGGCGCGCAAGGATCACCATATGGTCCACCAGGAACAGCACCCACTGTACCGAAGAACATAGGATGTTGTCCATCAGAACCGTCAGCAAAGAACCCTACAACCCATGTTCCGTTTACTACGCCATTAGCAGATGAACCCGTACCAGAAATCGACGGATTATTTGCTGGCATGATAGGAAATGCCCATGGCAAATCTTTTGTGGGCAGCAATTCTTTGCTATCTATGTGATAGCCCATAATACGGATACGGCATCTACCCATGCGTAAAGGATCGTCGCGGTCTTCAACCACTCCGAACCACCAGTAAAACTGGCCTACGTTATTGGTAGTTCTATTATCCATCATGATGCAATATCTCCATTATCTATTTAGTTGGTTTTGCAGGAAGAGAATTAGTTGTCTTTGGCTTCTCTGCGGGAGAATTCGTTGTCTGTGGTTTTACAGCAGGAGGATTTGTTGCTTGCTCTGGTGATTTATTTTCAGGTGGTTTCTCTCCGCCACCATCA